CTGGAGAAAGCCTCTCTGTAGAGGCTGAAGTCAGTTGGTTGCCCGATTACCTCGTCTGCTCGCAGGATGATCTCATCCAGCTCTGCCAGCAGGTAGTCAGGGCCACCGCTGAGTTGCAAGATGTTAACCTCATCGCACCCGGATATTGGTTGATCGTAGCAGAAACGCTCGAGGTATTCGTTCCTCAACCTCAAAGGGGAGTGGAACCTCAGCCTTTCAACGCCAGCTCTAAGGGTATGGACCCTGAACGTGTAGCGTATCTCGATCGCCCACACGAGTGGTATTGGTTGACCAACCAGGATAGTTGGATTCTCTGGATCAGGGAAGCAGAGGAATTGTTCCGGAGGCACTGCACACGACCAGTCAAACTCGTCGACGTACAGAATCAAAGGCTCATATCCTTCACACACCCTACCACACGGATCCGGTCCGGTTGGAGCTTGAATGGCAGTCCAGTGTATCTCCATAGATACGTCTGTGAAGACTACCAGTTTAGCTGGTATTGTCCTGTACTGCGGCAATCCGAAGAATCGGAGCATAGGCCAACCTTACACCTCTTCGAGAGTGTAAGAATTGCCGACGTAAGTGGAGCATGCCAAGGCGGCAGCTGTGGCACCTGGATCGGCGCCCAGAGCTGCTGTAAGCGGTGCTCCGTTGAATCCGCCTCCGTTTTGCCACCCCGATCCCGTCAGGTTCCCCGCCATGATTGCCAGAGAGGTCGTGAGACCTTTGTGGTACATTGCGAAGGTCTGGGAGATAGTCAGCTCAGGCTTACAGGTTGTCGGATTGATGACCTGCAGGGTGCGGTTGAAAGAAGCCTTCCGACCGACTGGTCCGCAGGGGCCATCCACTGTCTGGAGTCGTGGGACTGTGTACGTTACAATCTCACCAGAGGTGACGAACACGTACTGATTCCCGCGTCTGTTGGCAGGTACTGCCCAAGCTGGGGTTCCACCAGAGATAATCACAGGGAGATCCGGCATGCCATTGTAGGCTACCGAAGGACCTGCGGAGATCTTAATCAGGGTGGACTGGGAGATCCCGATCAAACGTTCCGGTGGGGAACACTGACTACGCTGATTGAACTGGGCTGCGCCCGAAAGTTGGGCGTAATCCAAGTCCCCGCAGCCGATCAGGTCCTTGTGATACGCAGCGAATGCGTTAACTACAGATTTG